TACCAGGAAGAACCAGAATCACGTCTTTTGGGGTGGCTACATCTAAGGCTTCCTCTACCGTATTATATTTGAAGTGATTATCTTCACCAACAACGTAACAGTTTTTCCCGATTGTAAATGGATATAAGGTGTCAACCTCCAATGTGCCAAGTGAATCAAGATAGACCCGCAACGCGCTTTCCGTTGAACTAAATACAAGATTCAACACTTCTTGCGCTGAAAAATCGTGATAATATGCGGCTAAAGTGCTATCACGCAATACCATGTTGAGAACTTCCTGTTCTGAGTAATCGTGGAAACCGCCAAATCCCATACAGGCAATCAGCAGAATTGCGGTTAATATCGAAAATATCTTTCTCGTTTTCATTTTATCTTCTCCATTTAAAAATATCTTAGTCCCTATGGTCGGTATCACTCCGACCATAGGGGGTTATGAATTTAATACATTTGCAAATCAACGATTACAATGCCGGTAAAGGCGTCGGTTGCGACAAGCAACCTTAGACCTTCATCAACATCAATCGTGCTGTAAGCATCGTCAATCGTACTGGCATACTCTATTGCCTTGTCGTCGGTTGACGGAGCCATAGCATCGGTAATCGCATTGGCATCTTCATCATCAACCTCCACAGTCGAGGCGGTTGTATCACCATGAATCAGTTTGGCACCAATAACACGTGCTTTGAAAGGCAAGGTAACTTCAACATATTTATCTACCGCACAGGTATCTAAATCAAAGATTAGACGCCCTGTTGGTAATAATATACAAGTTGCAGAACCAGTGCTTTCAAGCGTGGTTGTTAATGCAATACCATTCGGATTGGTTTGGTTTTTCCAGAACTCATTTGCTTTCATAGATAAACCTCCTGATCTTAAAGTGGTTGCAGTTCAACGATTGCGATTCCTGTCATGGCTGCGGTTCCAATTAACAAATGCATTACAGCACCTTCTGTAAATTCACTGTAAGCATCGTCAATCGTACTGGCATAGGTCACGGCTTTATCTGACGCTACGGACATAGTATCAGAAATCACCGCCGGTGTCGCCGTCTCAACAATACAAGTCGAGGTTGTCGCGTTACCGTGAATCAGTTTCGCACCTACAACCCTACAACGGTACGGCAAAGTAACAGCAACATATTTTGTGTGCTGTGCGGCAGCAAGATCGAATACCAAATTACCGTTTGGTAACAGAACGCAGGTTGCAGCGCCCGTACCTTCAAGAGTACAGGTTAAAGCGCGACCAGAAGGATTAATGAAGTTTTGAAAAGCATCAGCAGATTTCATTCCATCCTCCTTATCTGTCGTCGCTCATGATGACCATTGAGCTTTGGTTTTTGGCCAGAAGAGCGGAACACAGATGTTCCGTGGTCTGGGCTTTATAAAACGCATCACCGGACGATTCACCAGCGTCACCTTCGGCGAAATGATCTGCGCGGTTGTAACCGGACATTACAGCGCCACCGATTTCGATAGTATTTTCGTGATCGTCAATTTCTTCGGTGAACCTCAACTGTTCGTCAGCCGCGATTGCCTTACCAACGGCCTGATTGCCAAAGATCAGCGTATTGCTGTTATCAAGAACCGTACTTGGTTCAATGGCTGTGGCAAAAGTGGTTCCGAACATCGAATACGGGCTGGCATCGGCATCCCATGCACGTACAAGGGCAATGTCCTCGAAAATTGCAAAGCCTTCGATAAAACTCACCGCGCCTTGCAATTCCGGCTCTTCCATCATCTTGCCGTTATAAGCGGCTCTGACTGCGGCCAGATAATTTGCATCGGTTTTCAGTTTGTTTACCGCGCCGGGGTGCATCAGCATCGCCCAGAACTTATAGCCGTTCTTGGTAACGATTTGCGGAATTTTGAGTTGCATACATTTCAAACGGGCTTGTCTCAAATGAGCATAGGCCCACTCAAAGGTACTTAATGCCGCAACAGCCGTGTCCATTTGGGCGGATGTTTTGGTATAATACTCAGTACCGACTGCGGCGATTGCCGTGGCGCTACTAATATAGTACCAGTTCGGATGTAGGCGTTTGGCAAGTCCGAGGCCATCGTAATTCGTGCCGCGTGACAGTTCCCACGAAACTCCCTCGTAGAAAGCCTTCATCACGTTGAAGTTCTCGTATTTCGAGAACCAGTCAACCAATAGTGGTTTGGCTTCTTCGTAGAGTTTATAGATTTTTTCACGTTGTTCGGACATTTTGCCGGATCGCTTCATAACGGCCTTACGGGTCTGGTTGAGATAGGTCATCAACCACCATAAGGTCATATCCTCACCGGTTCCCTTCAACACAGTATCACCGTGTACCGGGTCGCCGGTCAGGTAGCGCAAGAATGGGATTTGCATGTTATCCCGGCCTTGCTGGACAAAATCCCGCAGCATTTCGATAGGTTTGCCGGAAGGCGCATAGCGGGGATTCCCGTTGTCGTCTCTCGACACATCTACGAAACCGGCGTATTTAGCCCAGAAGGTATTATACCACGCCTCCTTGCGGAGCTTGGCATTGAGGATTGCTTTGTTGCCAATCCATGTCTGGGTAGCTTCCATTATAGGACTCCTGATTTCATTTTACTTTTTGTTTACGTTTTAGCGCAGTTTCAAAAGAATTCAGTTCTTCGACGCTTAATTTATCGAGAAAGCGTTCCTGTTCGGCAGGAGACATATCGTCGAATCTAACCCGCGAGCCGGTAAGGGAGGATTCCGGCGCTTTGGTGGTATCAATTCGTATGTCTTGTTTGCCAGCACTTTCCGCGATTTGTTTGCGCGTATTTTCTGCTCCCAATAGCTCGAAGAACTTTGTGACTTTCTGGTGTCCATAGAGATCGATTAACGATTTATAGACAGCCGATTCGGTCAACTTGCCATCATCTCCGACGTAATTGACGGCATTATCCATTACTTTGCCAAATTCGGATTCGCTGAAGTTACCGTCTTTATCGGCCAACATTCCGGATTTCTGCATCGATTCTTTCTGTGCCGTTTTAAACGAGGCGTTTTCACGCGAATTAACTTGTTCCCTGAATAGTTCGTCTTGTCGTTTCTCGGCGTACAGTACGTCGGTTTGGGCGATCATGCCCGTAACTTTTTTGTACTGTTCCACATCAACAACCGGATCGATTTCAGATAGTTGTTCGCGTAATTTCTGCGCCGCCAACAGCACGTCTTTAGATGACATCTTCGCAGCTACTTCCTCAAAGGACGGCTCCTTTTCAGTCCCCCGGAGTTTGCCGAGTTCGTCACCCATTTGAGACATTTTTTTAACGGCCTCGCGGTGCATTTGGGCGATTTCGACTGCCGACTTGCCCTTATATGTAGGATCGGCGTCTAACTCCGTTTGCGTCACTGTGACCGGTTCGGGTTCGTCTAACAGGCTTTTGCGTTCCGGTTTGGTTTTATCCGGCTCTGTCGTTTCGACTTTTTCCGCAGGTTTCTCGGGTTCCTTCTCTTTCTCGGGTTCGGTTGCCTTATCGTCAACAGACTTTTCCTTTACGGGTTCTGTGGCGGGGACTTCATCTTCGTAAAGATCGGGTCCGACTCGCGGCGTATCAACGGCAGGCGGTTCGGGCATAACAGGTTTTTCAACCATTATTTCGTCATTTTCCACAACGAATAATTCTTTAACTTCTTCTGACATTTGCTGCTCCTTTTTTATCTGGCATATTGCCTTTACTTTTATTTTCCGCGTCGGCTAATGCTTTAGCGGCTTCAAGTCTTAGTTTTTCTTCATTCAGCAACATTCCTTTCTGGATTTTCATGTTTTCCAGGGTTTGCTTGGTTTTTTCCATATCACCGGCCTCGGCGCTCTGTTCGGATTGCATTTGTTCGATTGAATCAATATGAGCAATCCAATCTTCCATGCCATTTACCGGAGCAGATTGCAGAAGTGTCTTAACATGAACAAAGGCGGGATTTATCTGGGCGATAACATTGGAAAGTGCCAGTATTTGATTGAAGTTATCTTCTTTGGCGGTCTGATTGTCCTCACCTTCGTCTAATTCGACATAAACTTCTGGATTACGAACATCGTTATAAACCTGTCCATTCATTTCGAGGTTGACGATTTCCTGATAATCTTTGCCCTTGTTGGTTTTTAATTTAATTGGCCGGTCTTTTTCGCCATATACATATCCAATGTTTTGGACATAATCGCGCGCTATTTCTTTGCGCGTTAGCGATAATGATTTGAAATAAGGATTAATTGCGGCGCTGGCGACCTCTAATTTTTTCTCGAATAATATCCCTGACTCACCACTACGCTCCGTCTGTCCCTTGACGGTTTGAGTAACCATTGAGGTTCTTTCGCTGAATCCCACCGAAGATTCAACATTATTAAGTATTTCGGGAGAAATGTTCTGCGGCCCGATCTTCTGAATACTTGAATTAGGCGACCTGAGATTAACCACCAGATTTGGTTGATTGCCTTTTTCCTGGATAAGTTTGACGGCCTCTTCTTCTCTGCCACTAATTGCAATTAATCCGGCCAGTACCTGAGAAACATAATCACGGTATTGAGACTTGCCCTTATTAATATCATCCTGTGGATCGATCAATAAGTCTACCAGCGAAGTTGTTTCCAGTGCCTGCGAATTGAATCGGAATGAAAAGACATTGAACAGCCCGAAATTATTTGAAGGATTAGATATTTCCTTTTTGTAAATAACGGCGTCCACGAAATTCGGGACGATAGTTGTAATCATAATCCGTTTTTCGCTGGAGTCCATTATGTGTTGAAGATTTGCACCGTTTGATTTGGCGTCTTCATATTCTTTTTTGGTTAAATGTTGGATTTTTTCGCCATCCCAGGCTATTTTTACCGGAACATTAACCCTTTCGAGCATTTCTAATATCCGGTATTTATCATTAACCTTGTCCATGTTTTCTGAATTACCGGTATATGATTTGTCTGTAAAACGCTTAAAGGTGTTGATCAGAGACCACCAAAAACCTTCGCGTTCGCTTTCTTCTACCGGAAGGGTAACGCCATAGGTTTCTTCTATCGTTTCCAACCTTTCAAACGATTCTTTGATAACCCAATTACAATGTTCGAGCGAGCAATCGGAAGCCAATAATTCAGGATCGGGATAAATTCTGAACTGGTTGCAGGATTTATATTTATATTCCAGAAAACCTTCATCGTTCATTTCAAAGGTGCGTTCAATCCATCCGCCGAGTTTAGTTACCAGCGCATCGACAAATGCAATTTGTAATAGTTCTTCGATATTCTGTTCATCATTCAGGGCGTTATAGCGATCCTGAATAATATCGGCGATCTTTACCGATTGCATATTACGCGGTTTAAATCTGGCGCGTCTGCGATTGGTTTGTTCCACGCCTTTTAGCGTATTAATAATCGGAAGGATCAGGTTATAAGTCAGATAGGGTTTTTTAAAATTTTCGGCGTTTTCTATAGCTTCGTCTGACCATTGTATATTAGTGAAAGCATAGCGGGCGGCCTCTTCGCTGTCGATAGTGGCAAGTTCAAACGCATCTTTAGAATATTTAAAGCACTTCTGTACTTTTTGAAAACTTTCGGAGTCAATGTATTTTGCGTTTATTTCCATTATTTATACATCCATCCCTTCCGGCTTGAGGTTGGCCTTTCTTGCATTTGATATTGCCGGTTAATCGCATTTTGTTTCATTCTCTCACGCCATCCGGTTATCGCTTTGGACTTGGTAATAATCATATAAAGCGTTTCCATTGCTCCATATCGTAGGGCATCAAAATCGTGATCATCGGCTTTAGTGTTAACTTTTTCAGGGTACATCGGATCGGCGGGGAGAGAAGGAATTGAGGAAATACAGTTGCTGCAATTATCGGTAAATCTTATCCGCGAATAAGGTACGCCTTTATCATCGAAATATACATTAAGACATTCATAAACTACTTTTGCGCCGGCCTCGCGGTCATTGTTTCCTGGAATAAGGAAAATGCCTTCCTGTTCATAAAACTGTGCCGGAGAAATTAAATCTTCACCGGAAGAGGTCTTTGTCCAATAGGCAGGATCGGCAACTTCATACTTAACATCTTCGGGTTTAATGCCATACTTGGATTCAGAATATTCCATAACCATTCTGGCCTGTTGAGTGGCGCTCATCCCTATTTCGTGGATTTCGTCAAATATGGTCATCCGGTTGTTTTTGTCAATAGCGGCAAATAAACAAACAAATGGATTTTTAGTGCCATAATCATAAAAACGGCAAATATCAAAGTCGTATTTGTTGAAATGCTTGCCATAGGTAAAATCTTCCTGTGGTATAACATGGTGCATAATATTCCAGTTGTCAAAATACAATCCGGTAAACACATCCCATCGACCTTCCAGCCACATCGCCCGAAGCAATTCATTCATTGATTTTAAACGAAGGACATATTTTGGATCATTATCTGTAATTGAGGGGTTATCGAATACTTTGGATGGTATAAATTTGGTCGCAATTCCATTATCGTCATAAATAGTTTTCCCTGATTTCTGCGGTTGCCAGTAGACATCAAATTTTTCGTCGTATACCTTTTCGCCGATATTAATCGGAGGGCATTTGTCGACATAGTTTTCTTTCAATGCTTTATGACCAATATCACCCGGATTGCCGGTAAGACATAGTTGAGTATGGAATTTACCTACTGAAGATCGTAGAGATCCTTCGATTTGCGAAATCCATTCATAAGGGAATTGTTCAGCTTGGTCGATACCGATAAAGTGATAGTTACCTGACATAAATGTCCGGAGCGCGGTAGTATCGTGGCACTGGTTGAGAAATATCTTGGCGCCCGAATCGAATATCCAGCAATGCGTTTTCTCGCGCCATTTACCGCCTAATGCCGGATAGAATTTATCACATTCGAGTTTCAGGTTTTTGATAATATCAGGCCATAGGCGTCTCAATAGGACCGCAACATAGTCGGAATGATCGATTGCGATTGAAGTAGGAACAAAGGCGGCAAACTTTTTCTGGTCATAGGTTAATTTCTCATAATCGTCTGGGGTAATGCGTTTGCCTTTGAGTAGGTAGTGGTAGTCGATAACATTGCAAGCGGATTTAATTACAAGTGATGCGGTTTTTGCGCCTCCACGTGCGCCACCAAAGAAAATTCTATCGGCAGAACATCCCAAAAAGTCGGTTTGAGAACCGGGATGCGGTTGAAATAGAAAACCGTTATTGTTGGACTTACTCAACTAACGACCCTTTACGGATCGAAACATTTTTAACCTCTCAATTTCAAACTGTCACAATTTAGTGACAGTAAAATACGGAGAGATTACCTATTTGTCAAGAATAATTTATTTATAGAGTATTCTATATGTAGGTTAGTGGGTCAAATCGTCTATTTTATACTCTTTAATTCGCGGTTCCCAGCGCATTGCTTTTCCACCACGCTTTAACTTTACCTTGCGCCATGCAACCAATATTAATCTCCCATTGCAGGATAACCATTTCAGTACGTTTGGAGCAACGGTTTCATCTTCAGTTAGTTTTTTATTATGTTCTGAAAATGATTGTCCGCAACTTTGTACGGCTATGATTGAGTTTTCTCCAAGTGCAATAATATCGGCAAAGCCAAACATATCCTTTCGTTGTCCAAACTTACCCGCATACGGGTTAAATTGTTCGACTTTATCTGCCAACCAGCCCTGCGATCTTAAGTATTCAAGCGTCCGGCTTGTATTAGATATTCCTCTCTTCAATGTTCTATCCTTTCCAGCCGGTTACTGCTAACAAGCATTGTTTTTTTGTAGATTTTCTTACCCACTCCGGTCGCTTTGATAAAAACGCCATCTTCCAGAATAACACTTATTGCCAAGCGACCATCAACATAGTAAATATGATCCTTGTCGTCGAATGTAGGATATTTTCTTTTACCAACTACGATAAAAATATATTCGAGATCGCCGTATTTAACACGATCTCCGATATTCAGATTCATAAATGTTTCCTCGTTGAATACATTTTATTCCAGTGTCTCTTCGTGAGACGATACTCTCCCTTAACGTTAAAATGTTGATAGACGAGTTCAATGCCTTTTTCGATAAACGCCGTCCTGGTTTTGTTATGGCGCAAACAATAGGCATCAATTTCGGTCAGTTTGTTTTCATCAATTCGTATATCTATTCGCCTTTTCATGTACACACAAATATTCATTTGTCTCGTCGGGTGTTGTTCATGCAATGGTTCGGCTTCCACGTCCCGTCTTTTTCGTCAAAGATTTCAATCACACCTGTTTCGATATTCATTCTATCAAAATTAATTCCCAGCAACCCACTAATTTTGACCGCTATTTCGCCCCGATAAACCTTCTTTGCTATTCCGACCGGCTTGATGTAAACTATATCAGGTGTGCGGAATCCGGTGACCCGGAAATTATAGCCATTGTATTTTACAATTTGTTCAAGCGATAAGTCATTGATTGTCATTTTTACTCCCTTGTGTTTTAGTATTTGAATAGATTCATCTGGCTCTTTGGTGAATAATTCGTCTGGGTCTATTTTTAAAATATCACATATTTTAATCAGGTAGATTCCTTTTGGAATCTGACCGCCGATCCAGTTATTAACATCTTGACATTTAACTCCGATCTGTTCGGCCAGTTTGGATAGCGATAAACCTTGTGCCTTTGCACAGCGTTTGATAGCTGAACCATCCCATTTTGTCATCATTTATTTTCCTATCATTTCAATCATTATGCAAGGCGTCTGTCCGTAAACCTTGCTGATATTATTCATGCGCCAAATTATTGAATCATCTGTAAAAACAATCCCTTTCATCGCGTCTATTGTTCCCTTTATCAAATTATCGGTAGCATCTGGCCTTGTCGTTTTTGGTATTAATTCTCCGCTTTCAATTTTGATTCTATCCGCCTTTTTAAACGATTTCAGCGCAGGATACACAAAGACTAACGATAATACTTCAATCTGCTTAGAAAATGGCTTAAATGGCTTGGGAAGTTGATTGATTACCTGCAAGCGGACATTCTGTTCGTTATTTATAACTTTCGCCGGTTGATATTTGTGACCGGTTCGCGTAAAACGAAATGACTGCTTGGCAAATGGAACACCTAAAATCGTGAATGATAGTGTTTGCATAATTTTTTCTCGCTACTTTATATAGATCATAATTCCGGCCATTCCTGAATAACATTGCCACCCCAGACAGATTTTAAATTGTCTTTGAAAAATATCGGGACATCGGCTGATCGGCATTGATGAAGTATTGAAAGCATCCAGTCAATATTTGCAATGATCTTTCCCTTACGGTTGCCCGATTCCTGGCCGACAATAATTAACGAGATTTTTTCAGTGCTATTGCCGATATTGTCTGAAACACCACCCCGTATTGTTGAGATAGTTCTTTTAACCCCATCCCCATCGATCTTTTCTCTCTTATAACCAATAAAAGGAAATAAATCAATTTCTTCCTGTATTGGTTCAATGCTGACAAAATGCTTAGCCGTATGAATCTGTAATAGTTGTGGAATTTTCAAATCGGCATCGGCCTGCGTCGATACCGACACTCCAAGCCAAAGATTATTCGGATTGCAACCATTACCGCAAAGATTCAGGTATGATTGTTCTAACAAATTCCCCGCAAGATCGGGGCGTTTGGTCAGAACAATGAAGGTATGGTTATATTCGTCAAATATCCTTTGTACTACCCTATCAACCCATTCCTGCTCCCACCAGCAAATATCTGACATTGAATCAATGAATATCATGCTTGGCTTTTTAGGAAAATCTTTCTGAAAATTTTCCTCAATCCAGGTTGGCTCAAAATTATAGTATCGCTCTGCCAGCCGTTGTGCCGAGCATAAAGTATGTTTTGAATTTAAGGCCATTGGCATTGCAAATCGTTGTGCTATCTTACGGGCATAACAGTATTTGCAACCATTCCGACAACCCCAGACCGGATTCCAGACATAGCCGCGACTTCCATCCCGATTGCGTACCCATTCAATGTTCGTGTGTGAAATCATAGTTTCTCCTACCAGTTTTTTTCATACCAGCAATTTTTACAGCGCTTAGAAACATACGGCTTTGCCGCCTCAATCCTGAATTGCCGTTGGCCGTCATGATCAATCAAGCGCAAGCCATCACGAAATAGCTGTTCGGCAATAGCGCGATGTATGAATGCTGTCGGGTTTTTGCCATTACTAAATCCTATTATCAAGTCAAAAACTTCCGGGCTAATCCGAATTAATTTAGATTTAGTCTTTTTGCATCGTAAAATTGTATATACAAATTCTTTTTTAGATAATTTTT